CGACGTGTTCATTGCCCGGGTATTTAACACCATTTTTTGTGATTTGCCTGTTCTGAAGTTCAGCTCCTGGTATCCAGGACACTTTAAATCTTCCCTGAGGAGTTGGCATAAACACAACTTTTGTATCTTTCACACCGTTAACCCACTGAAAATTACCAGTGGTTACAACATTAGTATTACGCAGATCTTCATTATAATCAACCTGTTCGTATATTTTTGCAAGATTAAACAAGCTATTTTTTGTTTCATCTCTAAACGCGTGCTCTTCTGTACGTGGAAACTGGCGGTAATATTCGTTCAAACCGTCTTGGTCTTGCTTAAGACCTTCAACTTCATTGTTCCAGTAATCTATAACCCCTTGTTCAATAGTGTCCCCAAAAGGATCTAACACTTTTTCTTCAGGGGTATTAAATACTGGTTGTCCATACTGATCAATAAATCCTTCGTAGTTCCACTCCATAGGTATAAAGAGTGAATATAGCCCAGATTTAGTTTGGCCATTCGAGTTTCTTTTACTTACGTCAGAGTCATTATATAACTTTTTGAAGTTCTCACCTCCTTTATCTAATGAATTCGATGTCGAACCCATTAAACACTTGCCTATAATTCTAGCTCCCAAACGTAACGTAGTTTTTGTAACTCGCCAGTTGTTTAATATGTTATCCGGTCTTTCCCATTTACCACTCTCATCATGCACTAAAAGCTTTAGCTTCTCCCCATCATAAGAGTTGTCTCCCGTATTCTTCCAGTCAATAGTTGTATCAAGACCCTCAAGCTCTATTTGCTTTTCCTTTGCCTGAATCGATTTACGGGTTAGCTTAGAAGCAGGAACCCTATATGCCAGTTCAGTCTTCGGTCTATCCATACCATCTTGTATAGGTTTGAAGAAAAACGGGTAGTTAACGGATATCGGTACAACTTTATCGGTAAACATTTTTTTGGCATCACTACCTGACTTTGATAGTATACCAAATCTGGCATCACTGGAGATGGTCGCCAAGTTGACTGTTTCTCCTGAAGCCATAAATGAGAATCCACTCCGTCTGTTCTTAAGATAGCACATTCCGTAGCTTCTTGTATCGGCTTTACAGGCTTCCCAAAATATAAAGAAGAGTCTGTTTGCTTCACGGTAGTCGGGATTACCGACATCAATCTTACTCCACTGCAAGTACATGTAATGAGTCCCAGTGATATAAGTAGGAGCCCCCTTGTTATAAAACCAGTAACCACCATCACGTCTGTTGAATTCTTCATCAATGTATCCCTCCCAATTGCTCTTAAACTCATCTGGATAGGTTTGCCAATCAAATATACTCTTGATTCTTTTAAGCTCTTTAGGATACTCCTGAACAGCCCATTTATCTAAGCCTTTAGTTAATCCTTTCGGTGCTGGCGGCAATGCTATACACAAGTTTTGCACTTCTAGTATTTGCCCTATCTGCCCAGTCTTACTGATAACAACTATATCGTGTTCCTTGTTGTAACCATATTTCCAAGACTTGGATCTATTTAATCTGCTGATTGTTGTAAGCTTTACAGGCTCAACAACTTTTACTAGGCTTTGCTCATACATTACCTAGATCTTTTTTCAGCAAACCCTGAGAATGTTTTCTTTTCTTTTTCTTCTTTCGGTTTGTTCTCAAGTATGCGCTCTTCCTCTTCGATGCGAGTAAGTATTTCAAACGCGTCAAAGATTGCTAGCTTTTTAGTCGCAGCAGCATTTTTTAAGCGGTCAGCAGAAACATCATCTTCCGTATTGGTAATGATTTTTTCTTGCGCAACCTTTATAAGTTCCTCAACTGCTTTGCGACCAGCTAGGATTATATTCTTTTTCGCTTGCTTGGTGTCCATACTTGATTGTAATTCGATTTGCGGGAACACGGTAAACCTTCTCCCCTTCAATATTAAATTCGTATTCTGTACCAGGTGTAAACCCTATAAGCTCTCCACTTTCAAACCCTTCGTAAGCGTATTTAACTTTTCCTATCAAAGGAAGTTCGTTATGTTCGGAAAACATACGCTCGTCTAACATAGGCTTAACGAATATGAAACCCGCTACAGGTTTCCATTCTCCATCACGTTTAAACGCATATATCTGATCAGGGTATACGAAGTACTTATCCTCTTCGTAATATGAGCGGCTGTTCTTTTCAGCGCCTCTTACATCTCTAAATCTTCTAAAGACGTTATGATGAACAATAACTTCATCACCAGGAAGCAACCCTAAATCGTTTACTTTGGGTATAGCTTTGACTACTCCGTGTCTGCTAGTATAAAGATGGTTTTGTAATTCTGTATTTAACAACAGTGTTACACCATTTATTTCTTTTTCTGATGTGGTTCTCTTAGCATACGGAGATACCATAAAGTTGTATATGCTTTGCATTACCACTTAAGATCATATTCAATAGAGATAGCCATGTTCTTATTAAAGTCTTTCCACGGCATTACCAAATCTCCTTTTTGAATATAGACAGAGTACTTATCTTCCTCTTCTAATATGTTAACTATAGTATGACCGCCATACACTTCCTGTCCAACAGAATAGTGCATGGCGTCATTTTTATAGTCCTTGCCGATACTAAGCTTCCTTATTATCTGCATCATTAGGAGTGATAGCCCCATCTTGTAAGTTGATACTTACGTCTCCATAAGTTTTTTCTAGATCAGCTTGTACCTCAGCTAGCTTAGTGCGCAATGCTTTAACATTATCCATAAGCTCGTTCTTTTGCATTTCCGATGCACCAATTTGCATTTGAATCTGCTGTAGAGCGTTAACGTACTTTTGTACTTCAGTTAGCTCGTCTGCTGTGATTGCTTTAGCAACCGCTTCTTTCTTCTTTCCCATTTGATTTAATTTAATTTAATTGTTTTATTTTAAAATTAGCAGTTCCATCTACGGCGTGCTGCTCTACCACGTTCACTTGTCCAACTTTTTGAGCGAGCACAAAATGCTTTACGGCGCTTTGCGGCCTTGCTTCCTGCCTTTAACTTTGAAGGCGGAGTAGTTACTGCTGTCTGCAATTTACTACCTGGATTGTCACTTTTATACTTTTCGACACCTTTTTTTTGTCATTCCGCCACCCGCGGCTGCTCCTGTACCGGTTTTATTAGCCTTATTGTAATATCCTTTAGATTTTTTACGAGAAGGTGCGTCGCCTTTTGCTTTGAAAAGGTGAGTTGTTTTGTACGTATGCCATGCTATTTACCTTTAAAGTACCCTTTTTTCATAGGACTTGTTTTTTTAATGCCTACGTTTTGATCGTAGCGCATAGGAAAACCGTCAAAATCAACATCTCCCGGGGTTCTATCCATTTGAGCAATCACATCTGATCTTTCAATATCAGTTTGATTTGCTTTACGCGGTTTAGAAATAACTTTGTCATCACGCGTAGCACCCTGCGCTCTTTGATTTCTTGAGCGCTCTAAACTTTCAACGCTTGAGGACATGTCGGTCTGCACATCAGAAACACCATCACGATAATCTCTAAGCTCTTGTACCTTCTCTTTTG